CCATTTGCCATCCGCATCCTGATTAGTTCCCGCTGTTGTTGTGTTATATACATTATCAATATGCAATACATCATTACCAATACAAAAAAGAATTTTATCTATATCAAATCCTTTTGATTTCTCAACAATTCCAATGATTCCTTGCATAACTCTTTTATAAGCAATATCATTGTTATAGGCGTCCTTTGTTTCTATTTCAACAGCTAATTTTCCAATGTGAATATCAGCTGGATTTATAACCAACAAATGCTCCCCGCTAACCTTTTTTAATTTAGGATAACAAGGAGCATGATTGTCAATTAAATTTTTAATTTTGTTTAATATTTCAGATTCCTCAATTGATTGATTTTCTTTTGTAACAATAGAGAATCTTAACTCTCCTTTCATGTTTTGCCAATGCTTAACACTAACAACATCTTTTTTCAAGATGCCTCTTTCTTTCAAGTGTAAATTTAAGGCAGTGTTATTGTTGAAATTTTTTAGTTCCGAACCTCTATATTCGTTAATAATCTCAACCTCTTCATCTGATAATCTTAAACGCTTTCCCGCCAAGTTCTATTTTTTTATATCAGCAAATCCTTGTCCTAATATTAACGCTCCAATACTCAACAAAACTCCTTGCAATTCATCTGGATTCAATCCAAACTTTTCACTCAATAGAGTTGTTAAAATACCAATTACAGCGTACCAAAATTTTTTAGAGTTCAGCATTGCCTGAACTACTACTGGAATAAATTTTTTCATTTTCATTGTTTTAATTATTTGAGCGTATTATAGCCCGCTCATTTAGCTATATATCCAAAGCCGAGGCGTTGGTTTTTTATCTATATCAATATGACAAAATCCTTGTCTTTTTGATATTCCGATTCTGATTGGCAAATCCATTTCGCTTGCTATATTAATAGCCGTTCCAATGAAGATTGCTCTTTTTTCATCACTTGTGATTTTAATGTCAGCCGCTAAGCCTTTACAGTGTGAAGATTTATCTGGATGCGTTGCTTGATATTTAGGATTTAAAACTAATGATTGTTGTTTTAGTTTACATCTATATCCTGAAGTTATAGCTAAGCCGAAACCACATGACTTTCTTATCTTATCCAAAAAGAGGATAAAATCATGATTCATGTTTTGCTTTCCAGAACCCTTTCCACAACAACTGCAATCAAACTCACTGAACTTAAAATATTCAAAACTCATTGGCACTTGCAAAAACCCCGACAAACTTTTTTGAATGTTAAATAATATATAATTTTACAGATTAATTTTTTCATGTTATTTTTTTTTAAATAATTTTACTAAAGAAACTGTGATTGCTAAAATGATTGAAATTGTCAAAAGGATTTCATTGACTTCAGCCAAACTCAATCCAATAGCTCCACCATTTGCAATTGTCAAATCCATTATGTCTTTTGTTTTATCTTTCATTTTAATTTTGTGTTAGTGTTACTTTTCCTCCCCAAATTCTGTGATTTGTGGATGATACTAATATTTTAATCATTAAGAAATTTGTTGCAGAAGAGGCGATTTCTCCAATGCTAATTGGC